CTGTGATCTGGGCAGAATCATTAACAGAAAGAAATCTATATTTGAAAACTGTTCTTTCCTCTATAGGCAGTTTCTCTTCTGATTTAGGTACAAATTCTTGAACTTCATCTGTTCTTATTCCGGCTATCTTTCCCATGATCCACTCCTCCTTAACTAAAAATGTTGTTAGTTCTTCTAGACGTAATAAACCCTTAGAAAACAAAAAATTTTCAAATCTGAACAGTGATACAAAAAAAATCCCCCTTTCCCAAATTAGTTTATGAACAAATTGCCCTAACAAGAAAAGGAGGTCAGATAAAGAAAGATATGGAAACCAAAATAAACCTAATTTAAAACTTATCATCTTTCTCCCTCTATTCTCTTGATAGGGAGGAGAGGCAGGGTTTTAAGTGCCTACCTCTCATATGTAAGGCCATCTCACGTACCCGTCGGCAAGGCAAGGCAAATTAGATATAGGCCGTATCCGAAACTACTGTAATTCTCAATTCAGGAATATCATTATCATCATCCCACAAAGCAACATACGGAAAGTCGGTAAGAATAATCCCTTCATCTCCAATTACAGGGGTTGATCCATTGAACTCAATTTCAGGCTGACGTACAGTCATACTGTATTGGGTCGCACTATTCCCAAGAGCTGTAGTTTCAATGTAATCAGCAGAAGTAAACACCATAGAAAGATCGCATTGGGTTCCATTAATGAACTTCCTATAGAAGTCAAGATCATCAAATTCAACATTGACAGTTCCTTCTACTGTTCTCTTCTGTTCTGGCAATTTAGCTCTTGTTCTATCGCCTAGATGGTATTTATCTCCATAAAGGTTATTGTTAAGAGTACAAGTCCACCCCATTATAAGTTCTGTTTCAGCATCCATTGTCAGAGAACCTTCATATCCTGAATAAGGATCGATATCTGAGTAGTCGGCATCAGATGAAGGTCTAATGGTTTCAAAGGTCCAGACATCGTTAAGCACGAGATCCGTACTATCTGGCCAGAAAATCGTATATCCTGAATCTACATTTGCTCCTGTTCTTATTTCTGTAGCTACTGTTGCAGATGTAATTGCTGAATTCCCATATCCTCCACTTGGAGTTTTCTGAAATTCAACAGTTGCAACTCCAGGAGCTCCTCCTCCAGTTACCTTAACATAGAACGTAACGGAATCACCGCTATCTGATCCGATATAATCCCCCCACATAACAGGAAGCGAAGGCTTTGAAGCCAATGCAAAATTAAACCAAGTATAAGCCGAATCAGTTATATCGGTTGCAACGTAATCAACTATATCTGTCATAAGAGCTCTTGGATCAGTGTAATCTGCAATATAACAATCAATATAGCTAAGATCATTAAGATAATCTACAAATCCTCCAACCCTATCGACATTATAAACTGTTCCAGTTTCAGGATCAACATAAGGTTCGTTAATGTTAAGAACGATATCCTGAGTTGTTCCATCAATTTCTAAAATAGCTGTAGAAGTAGGCTCATCAATTTCAAGAGTGGCTGTTGCATTATCTCCCGTGTACCTTATTTCAAAGGCGTTTTTAGTATTTCCAGTATTGGCAGATGCAGCAGCAGGAGTATCAGCAGTTGTTCCACCTTTTCCCATTAAGCCAAATGTTCCAGTGAAAAATTCTCCAGGAGTCGCATTAAGTTCAAGAGTGTTTACTTTCATCCCTGCATACAGAAAGGCCGCAACATCTCTTCCGACTTCTATACTCATCCCAGGAGGAAGATCTGTCCCACATTGAATCTGGTGAGAAAAACATCCCCATTCTGTTCCAAGTGTCCATCTGTCATCAGGACTCTTAAGAAGTTCAATATTCGCTAATTCTTCTAGGCAATTACTATCATCAGACGCAGCTAGATAATCGCTTGCATGAATGGTTGTCTGCCATACTCCTTGAGTCGCCTGATATGGACTCCAAGCTGCAAGATTAGCATGAGCATTAATAGCCGCCATGACTTCGCCAATAGTATCGTAATCATTATGAGTAAGATCAAAGTCTATATTAGCTCCTACATCCATAACAATCGCTAATCCAGTAGCCACTCCAGCAGTATGAGTGATAGTCAGAACAGCACTTGTCTCATTATTGTTAGTGCTTTCTATAATAAAAGCTTTATCTAGTCTGGATGTAGTAACTTCTCCTAATGCATGTTTGAGCCAAGTTTCAAGACCACTTGGTCCGACTTCACAGTTGACATCTCCACCACAAGCTTCAACTCCACCAACCCGCTTATGAACAGCTCTGTCAGGCTGTAATGCTCCAGAAATTAATGACCCAATTTCTGAAACAATTCCCTCACTCGTCATTTCTATGAAGTTGGTCATGTTTTGGCTATGACACCCCCACGCTCCTTCCTCTGCAAGACCTATTTGTCCTTTCGACCCCACAGCCGGACCGACATATTTAGTCATGGTTATCCCCTCCTTTATTTATAAATTCTATTCATTAAATCGTTATCGTTGTATGGTGCAATTTCTTAACAACAACATTTAGAACTCCTCCAGCTAACCATCTGCTTCCTCTCATCCTTGGAACCCACCTTGCACCAAGAACTTCTATTCCCATTTTAGGGACAAAACCGTTTAAGGTTATATTTTTTTTAAGGAGCTCGTTTATTTCCCACAGAGTATATGTTATCTCTCCCCTCTTTGTTTGTTCTGTGAGGTCCGATTCATAGTACCAAACCTCTAAACCTATTTCTATTGTATATCTAATTTGTGTTAAGTTCTGTGACGATCTTCTTATATCTTCTGAATCTGTAGCAACTACCACAAAGCAAGGAGGATTAGGATTAGCGATATCTTCTTCATAATAATCGTTAATTCTTCTTCCTGATTCTCCTGGAAATTTCTTAAGAACTTCGATGCAATTAAGCACCGCATTCTTATACAGATTGTTTTCTCCTCTAAAATTTTCAGCCACTTCTCGCTCGACCTCTCTCGAAATCTTTAGAGAAAAGAACAATCGCTTCCTTTTCTAAAGATTCAAAAATATAATCTTCCTCTGCTTGTTCAACACTCACTATCCCTTCATCTGGAACAATACCTCTTGATTTGAGATATTCATTAAAGATAAGAGGATATCCTTTCCCTCTAAATCGACCTCCATGTACTTCTGCGAAAGCTTCGGGAACAATTTCATATTGAACAGTAGCTTTAGAAAAACTTATATGAATTCCCGGTTCTTGAGAATTCCGTAAATCTTTAATAAAAGTCCCAGTCCTTCGACCTACCTTAGGACTATTTAAAATTGGAGCTTGTTGCCCGGAATGGGCTTCAACTGTCTTGTTTAAAAAATAAGCTTTTCTTCTCCAATCTCTGGTTGATTTAGCAACACCAAATCTTACAATATGAGTTGCTCTCTCTTCCATAACTTTTCCTAAACGATCTAAAGGATGATTCCAGAACGTTTCATCAATCTTCGAATATTTGTTTATCTGAGAATATCCAGAACTAACTTTATTCGATCCTCCTTCTATTCTGAAATCTAACCTAAACATTATCTGTCGTAATCCTTATTTGTTGGATCTGTTAGAGGTTCAATTTCAATTGTACCATCTCCAATTTTAGGCACTCCAATTTCTGTAATCAGAGAATCTCTTGATTGCCATCTTGGACCAACTCCATGATGAGCCAAATACCCATCTAAAGAATCTTTTGCCGAATCTTTCCACTTGGCAACTGGAGAATCTTCGTCCACTCCTATAGCTGAATATACAGAATTAAAAATTTCATAAGCTGCATATCTTATACTGGCAAAATGAAGAGCACTAGGAACATCTAGAGTTAGATCTGTCAAGAAAGGAACTCTATCCAATCCGCCAAACTTATTGTCTAATTCTGCATCAATAAGCATACAAGCATCTCCGACAAAATCTTCTCCATCGTCGTTGCTTATATCTGAATTAGAAGTAATATACCACTTATCTCCTACTACGGCAGATCCACTCCAATTAGCAGAAGGAACAACGAGTCTGTTCGTTGAATCGAATTCAGAAGCTGTTGTCCCTGAGCCTAAAGAACCTACTACCTCTCCAATTAAATCAAAAGAAGTAGAATCTGTAAATTCAAAAGTAAAAGTTTCATGACCAGAAAACGCATCAGAAAAATTCACCCCTGAAAGAGAAATAGTGCCACTATTATCTCCATCGGCTTTAAGCTCTTTATAGACATCAGAAAACCTTATCTTATTTTCAGACTGGCCTCCTAAAGATCTAAGAAGTCTCTTGGTTTCATCTAAAGTGCAATAAAGTCGACTCATCGTATTTTATTCCTTTGATTTTTTCTTCAGATCCTTCTTCTTTTTCATCTTCTCTTTTTCTTCTTCTAAAGGAAGTCTGACATTTCCTGTCTTGATTTCCTTCTTAGCTATCTCTTTTTCCAAAGAGATCGTACTCCCAACTTTGGGAGTAAAACCTCTTCCTTGTTTATACCCTCTTACCCTGTACCTAAGATTAGGTTTTTTTACAATTACTTTAACCATTTTTTTATCCTCTCTTTTTGAGATTCATTGATTAATTAGTTATGAAGGACGTCTCTGATATGGAGGAAATTGGTCCCATCAGAACAGAAACGCCAATCCCCATCATCATCTACATACATCCTTCCTGCTTTTGCCGGAGGAGCAGCCGATTGTAAATCAAAATCAACTATATCTACTTTCGTTGTCCCCCAGAGATATCTCGCATTTCCCATTTTGTTCTCCTTTTCTATATATGAATTTAATCAGGGGTAAGCCCTGAACCTAATTAAAGGCAACATCTAGAATTAAAGATTAATCGTCACCAGACGCTCCGGTACTAACCCTCTTATACATATAAGCTGCATCCAAGTTAGTAAGAGCCGGCGAATAGACTTTGTTTACCTTAATAAACTCTCCCTCTCTATCGTCGTCCCTCCACTTTACAACCTTGAACGGTTTAGAAACAAAAGTCCTTCCCAACGTAAGATTGTTTGCAGGATCGACAAAAGCCATAATAACTCTGTACTTCATAATATAATCATAAGAAGCAGTTTGGCCTTCATCAGAAGCATTCCACAATCCATCAGCAAGTTGAACTTTCATGTTACGAAGGGTCGGGGGGAGAGGATCACCAGAAATCATGGCTGTAGTGTGATATTTAAGAATCTCTCGAATTACCGGATCAGCGGCGATTCTTTCAGAAACTTCCGAAGTCATTCCTATCGTATTAGGACGTTTCCCGGTTGCTTTTGAAATTGTAACAATCGCATCAGAGAGATCACTAAGAATGTCAGGATCCGTACCGCTTATCCAAGCAGTTATGGCAGTTAGATTTTCGTAATAACTTCCAGACTCAAGTCCAGATGTCCCCAACATCAAAGCCCATTTGTCAATCTCTTCGGAAAGAAGAACCTTTTCGGTGAGGAAATTCGTAACGTCCACTTTAGGACGGACAGGAGCATCAGCATTCTGCATAGCCCTGTCAGTTACGATATCTTTCAAAGCCCTTTCGTACGTGGAATACGTTCCCTCGTCATAGGAAAGAGTTGCTTCCTCTGTGATCGCTCCATCCGCTTTCTTAGGAGCACCTTTATAAAACCCATCCTTTCGAAAGATACGATATTTGTCGGATTCCTTTTGAACTTTATATTCTGGAAGGAATATACCTCCAACAAATTCGTTGTTTGTGTATTTAACCGCTAATCTAGACAAGAACTTGTCATCTCGAACATTTCCTTTCTGCACGTTAAACATGCGTATCACCTCCTATTAAGTATTGCTCTTTATTCTTGTAAAACTAAGTATAAAAGAGTTGATTAAAATTAACTAATTTTCGATTAAGTTAAGAACGTTATTCCGGTCGAGGGCATCAGAATTGGAATAAGGTCTCCATCATCTCCATCCTGCAAAGCAATCCCAAGACACCCTCTCAAAGTTCCACCACCTGTAAGGGTTATAGGCTTAAGAAGACCTTCTTCGCCATCGTCTGAGCCCACCCATCCTCCTCTACTTATCGCTTCTGCACATTCACATTTAACTACAGGGCCACAACAAACCGGAACCATCTCTCCGTCCTTAGCATCTGCAAGAGCAACTCCAATTACGACTGCTGTCGTGGTTGTAGTGTGAACCACCACATCCCTGTAATTAGTTCCTAGCTCAAGCAGATCACCTTCAAGAATAGCAAGACCAGATTCGTTCGCTCCTTTACTAGCCCCTCCCCTATCGTCGTCACCTTCACACATAAAGTTTTGGATAAAATCATTCGGACTCCAACCCTGAGTGTATCCAGTTGTTTCAGTAGGTAATGCCATTTACTTTCACCTCCTCCTAAAAAAATTAAATTCAAAAATAATAATAATTACAAAACTTATCTCTTGCAGTTAAACCTATTAGACCTTTTCTCCGTTCGGGTCCAACTCAATATAGGCTGCATCAAAAGTAATTTCGTTGTCTTTTGCATACTTCTCAATATCTTCAACAGAAAGACTTTTCTTTCCAGTGGCATCAGTCAAGGATTCACTATTTTCAGCTTCTGTAAACCTATGATCCTCTGGAATAGAAGCCAAAATCTCAAAGACTGCATCTGCAAAGGTAAGGGTTCTTTCTACAGGTTTTTCTTCCCCCTCTTTAATTTCAGAAAGAGTTAAAGAAAAATCTTTAGCTTCTTTGCTTTTCAGGATTTCTTTAACCGTTTTAAGCGTAGAAGGGAAAACGCCGAGCTCCTTAATTTCTTT